ATCGTCACAGGTAATGGTCCATTTTCTCAAGGTTGGTTCAACTCGTGAGAAGATCGAACTCCAGAAGGTTAAGCAGGAAACCATCCTCGTTGAGGCTAGGGTTAAAGATCTTGCTAACGTTGAGGAACTCAAGGTACTCTACAAGGAAGCCATGGACGCAATGCGCGGCTATGCCGGACATGATACGGGTGAAGCTAATGACGAGATCGTATTCTGAGCTTAAGCAGCTAGACACCTTTGTGCAGAGGTTTGATTACCTCAGCATCAAGGGCGTAGTAGGTGAATCGACGTTCGGATATGAGCGTCATCTCAATCAGCGATTCTACAAATCCAAGGAATGGCAGTGGGCTCGTGATGAGGTCATCAGTCGGGACTTCGGCAACGACCTTGGCGTACCAGGATTCGAAATTTATGATCGCATCCTTATTCATCACATGAATCCAATCACTCCTGAAGATGTCCTCCGTCGGAATCCGGATATTCTCAATCCAGAATTCCTGATTTCCGTGACTCACAATACTCACAACGCAATTCACTACGGCGACGCTTCAATTCTTCGACTTCCGATCGTTGAACGACGTCAAGGTGATACACAGTTGTGGGGTAACCTATCGCTAAGGAACGTAGCATGACATTTTCCAGTCTTATCTCGGGAACCATTCCCCATCACAACAAATTCTCCTCTCGTCACGGCAATTCGGTCGTCCGAGTCCTTCAGCATCATCATGCTGGGATGAACGGGGCTGGCACCCGGCGTCTCACCGACCCGAATGCTCCGGCCTCGGTCCACTACAACATTCTGAACGATGGCACCATCTGGGGTCAGGTTCCGGAAGAGTACCGTGCATGGACCTCAGGCTCCATGGCAGCTGATGGCCCTGCAATCACCTTCGAGGTGGAGAACGAATCGGGTCAGATCAACGGCAACGACAATGATCCGCACTCCTGGGCCATTTCTGAAGCGGCATACTCGGCAGTCGTGGAACTTCTCGCCGACATCGCAGCTCGTCACGGCTGGGGCGCAGTTTCTGAGCGTAGCTACCAGGGTCATCGTCAGTGGGCTCCCACTGCTTGCCCTGGTGGAAACCTTTGGATGCTCATGCCTCGCACACGAGACTTCGCAAACGGAATTCTCAGCGGAAACGGCACTGCTGAAGTTCCCGTAGTCGCACCCACCCCCGTATCTCCTCCCGTCGAGGCGAAGACAGATTGGCAGCTCGCCGATGAAGTCATCGCTGGTCTCCACGGCTCCGGAGAGGCACGACGCGCTTCCCTTGGCGGGAGGTACGACGCGGTTCAGGCTGAGGTCAACCGTCGTCATGGAATTGGCGTAGCTCCGGCTCAGGCCAAGACTCTCGATCAGCTTGCTGACGAAGTTCTCGCAGGCAAACACGGAAATGGCGATGCTCGACGCGCCGCATTGGGTGCGCAGTATGATGCAGTTCAGGCTGTCATCAATGCTCGTACCGGTGGCGGCGGTGTTGCTCCTCAGGGACCCAACATTTCATGGCTTGCCGACCAGGTTCTTGCTGGAGCCTATGGTTCTGGCGAACAGCGTATCGCCAAGCTCGGTGCAAACTACGCTGCCGTTCAGGCCGAGGTCAATCGTCGTCTCAATGGTGGCGTAAACATCGGTCAGCTTGTTGAGGAAACCCTCGCGGGCAAATATGGCAATGGAGATGCACGCCGTGCAGCTCTCGGTGTCCACTTCAATGCCGTACAGGCAGAGATCAACCGACGGTACTCATGATCTCATCCCGATTGCTCCACGGCATCATATTTGCTGCGTTGCTCGGGACCGCTAGTTTCGTTCTCTTCGTTTTACTCATGTGGGTCATTGCGCTATGTCATATTGGCGCATGGGTATTCACGTTGGTTGCTGGAGGAGGTGCTACTGGTGGATGATCTCAGCATTCTCGAAACAACAAAGCGTTTGTGCGGTATAGAACCCGACGTAACTGACTATGACACGGAAATCATCGTGCATATCAACACCGTTTTCTTCGTACTTCAGGAGTTGGGGGTTGGTCCAGAAGAGGGCTTCCTTATTCTTGACAAAGAGACCCTATGGTCTCAGTACTTCCAGACGGATACGAAGCTGGCGGTTATTTCCTACATGGGTCTGCGGGTCAAGATGTTATTTGATCCGCCTCCCACAGGACCTGCCACCGAAGCTATGGAACGCCAGGCAGGAATGCTGGAATGGCGTTTGAATATTAACGCCGAGGGGGTGAAATGGGAAGAAGCGCAACTGATATCCTCGCAGCAAATGGGATTGATGAACTAAGTGATGATCATCTCGAACATGTTGGTGTGAAGGGTATGCGATGGGGTAGGCGAAAGCGAGCAAAAGCTGAGGCTGCTGCTGCGGAAGCTGCAAAACCCAAGGTCCATGAGATGAGCGATGACGAGCTGAAGAAGCGAATCAATCGACTCAAGCTCGAAAAGGAATACAAGAAGCTAACTGAGCCTGAGATCTCTAACGGTCGAAAGATTGTTGGCGAACTTCTATTGGATGTGGGTAAGCAGAAGGCGAAAGCTTATCTCATGAACAATGCCACCGATGATCTGAGAGCACTCAAGAAAATGATGGCGAAACAGGCAGTTGCCGCAGCTGCGCCACCAGCAGCACGGCAGGTAATGAAGCTGACTAAATACACCGGTCCGTTGAAATAGAGGAGGGAGGGTTGTCATGGCTCTATCGAACACTGCAGTACCCATTTATTATGGGAGATTCCGCGAAAGAGTTCTTCGTGGAGAAATCCCCGTATGTAAAGAGATCAGTGCCGAGATGAATCGGATTGATGCACTCATTGACAACCCTCTCTACTACTACGACGACCTAGCGATCAATGGCTTCATCAGCTACTGTGAAAATGAGCTCACTCTTACTGACGGTTCGGACTTCGTCATGTTGGATAGCTTCAAACTCTGGGCTGAACAAATCTTTGGCTGGTACTACTTCGAAAAACTCACTGTCTATGAACCCTCGCCTGACAATCATGGTGGGGAATTCGTTCAGAAGGTTTTCAAGAGGCGACTCACAGTAAAGCAATATTTGATCGTTGCACGAGGTGCTGCTAAGTCGATGTATGCTGAGTGCATCCAAAGCTACTTCCTGAATGTGGACACAGAAACTTCTCATCAGATCACAACTGCTCCTACAATGAAGCAGGCTGATGAAGTTATGTCGCCATTCCGCACGGCCATCACGCGCTCGCGGGGTCCTCTGTTTAAATTCCTCACTGAGGGATCATTGCAGAACACCACGGGCAATCGGATGAACCGCGTCAAACTTGCCTCTACCAAAAAGGGCATCGAGAATTTCCTTACGGGTTCGCTTCTCGAAGTTCGACCTATGAAGGTCGACAAACTTCAGGGTCTACGACCCAAAATTTCCACGGTTGATGAATGGCTGTCTGGCGATGTTCGTGAAGATGTCGTTGGCGCCATTGAACAGGGTGCTACTAAGCTAGGGGATGGCAACTGGCTGATCGTTGCGATCAGCTCTGAAGGCACCGTACGTAATGGTAGTGGCGACACTATCAAGATGGAACTAGCCGACATTCTGAAGGGGGAGTACTATGCCCCGCACGTTTCAATCTGGCACTACAAACTCGACGAACTCGCTGAGGTTGCCGACCACCGCATGTGGCCTAAGGCACAACCCAACATTGGGATTACGGTATCCTACGATACTTACCAGAGAGATGTCGAACGAGCTGAGAAAGCACCTGCTTCTAAGAACGATATCCTGGCTAAGCGTTTCGGAATTCCCATGGAAGGATATACGTACTTCTTCACCTACGACGAGACGCTCCCTCATACACGTGTACCAAACTTCTGGAACCTACCTTGTTCTTTGGGAGCCGACCTCTCACAGGGTGATGACTTCTGTGCCTTCACTTTCCTGTTTCCTATGCGCGATGAGAAGTTTGGGATAATCACCCGAAGCTATATTTCTCAGAACACTCACTTCAAGCTATCTAGCGGTCCTCGTCAGAAATATGAGGAGTTCATCAAAGAAGGAAGCCTTCATGTCATGAAGGGTA